GTGTTTGTGGAGTCTGGAACAACTTTAGCGGGCTCGGCTTGGTACTGCACAGCACAGCCTGGTGGCACTATCGGCACAACTGCTGTCGTTTGGTCTAACTTCTCTGTTGCTTCTGTCTATACAGCAGGAACAGGGTTAACCCTTGCTAGTTATCAGTTCAGCATTACGCCTGTGGGAACTGCTGGAACTTATGGTTCTGCCTCACAAGTACCAGTCTTTATCACTAATGCTAGTGGTCAAGTTACATCGGTAACTAACACAAGTATTGCCATCGCGGGTAATCAGATTACTTCTGGCACGATAGATACTGCACGACTTTCTGGTTCATATACAGGCATTACTGGGGTTGGTACGCTGACCGCAGGAACTTGGAACGCAAGCGTTATTGGCGTTGTTTATGGTGGAACTGGCGCTGCTACGCTGACAGGATATGTCAAGGGTAGTGGTACAGCAGCTTTAACAGCTTCTTCTACTATCCCTAGTTCAGACATTTCTGGTCTTGGCACAATGGCAACCCAGAACGCAAACAACGTGGCTATTACTGGTGGCACGATTGCAACGCTGACTAGCCCGATTGCAGTAGGCTCTGGCGGTACGGGTGCATCTACCCTTACGGGCTATGTAAAAGGCACAGGAACAGCCGCTTTAACGGCTTCTAGCACCATTCCTTCTGGTGACATTAGTGGCTTGGGAACAATGGCTACCCAAAATGCCAATGCTGTGGCAATTACGGGGGGTACGATAAACGGTGCAACCATTGGTGCTACGACAGCATCAACTGGCGCATTTACATTTATTAGCACAAGCAGTTCTACAAGCACAACGCCAACGCTAAGTTTCAATGCGTCTAATTCTCCTTATGCTGCTGGCGCTACTATTTCTGGTAGTTACTTACAGCATCTGTTGCAAAACAAATCGGCAACTGCTGGCGCGTCTACAAACTATGTATTGAGTAACGATTCTGGAACAGACTCTACCTATTATGGTGAGTTTGGCATGAATTCCACAGTATTCAGCGCCTCTACACCAGCAGATTTTTTCTCGATTAACAACGGCATTTATCTTTCTGGACATGATGGCGATGTAACAGTAGGTTCTGGTAACGGTTTCAAGAGCTACTTTGCTTGGGGAACTACGGGTCAATCAGCCCACGTAATCAATGCTGTTGGCGCTATTGGCTTATCGACTAACTTAGGCACAACGCCTGCGTTATCAGGCACAACGGGCTATGGCACATCTGGTCAAGCATTAGTAACGGCTGGTTCTGCTTCCGCTGCGACATGGGGAACAGTTGGCATTAATGGAGGCGGTACAAATGGAACGGCTACTCCTACTGCTGGTGCTGTCCCCTATGGTACTGGTACTGCTTACGCATTTACTGCCGCAGGTACTAGCGGATATGTTCTGACCTCAAACGGTGCAAGTGCGCCAACTTGGGAAGTAGCAACCGCTAACGCTACGGTGACAGATGACACCACAACAAACGCTACACGTTATCCATTGTTTGCAAATCAAACGACTGGCAACCTCACAACCGAGTATGTAAGTTCTACAAAACTTAAATACAATCCAAGCACGGGGGCGTTGACCGCTTCTCAGCTAATCATTGCACCTTAAAGGAATATCATGGGTCAATTAGTTTTTCAAGCAGCTTTAGGCGGGCAGACCAATTTAGTTGGTGGCAATTCAGCTTCCACCTACGACCTAAATGTTCCACTTGCTAACGATACTCTGGTTGGAAAAGCTACCACAGACACGTTGACAAACAAAACAATTAGCGGTGCGTCTAACACATTAACTGTGGATGGCACTAATACTGTTGGATTTTTAAATATCCCGCAAAACAGCCAATCTGCCGCATATACGCTTGTTTTAGCAGATGCTGGCAAACACATATTTCACCCATCAACGGATGCAAACGCACGAACTTTCACAATTCCTGCTAACAGTTCGGTTGCATATCCTATCGGCACTGCAATAACATTTATAAACATGACTTCTCAAGTTGTGACGATTGCTATTACGACAGATACGATGTATCTAAGTTCAGCAGGAACAACTGGCTCACGCAGTTTGGCTCAATATGGCTCGGCAACGGCAATCAAAATGACTTCAACAACTTGGTTAATTTCAGGGAGTGGTTTGACATGAGTGGTGCATTACAAGCAGTATTTCAAAACCAAAGGTCTTTTGGCGCACCGCCTGGACAGTGTGCCTACATAACTGCGGGTTCATTTTCTTGGGTTGCTCCTTCTGGGGTAACTTCAGTTTCTGTAGTAGTAGTAGGTGGCGGTGGCGGTGGCGGTGGAGGTCGGGGTTGTTTTATAAAACCCACTAGCGGGTCTGGTGGAAGTTTGGCATATAAAAACGCTCATTCTGTAAATCCTGGTTGTTCTTACACTGTTGTAGTTGGAGCGGCAGGGCTTGGTTCATGTTACAGAGGTTCTAACCCAGGTGCGAGCAGTTATTTTGTCAACTGTACAACTGTCAAAGCAAAAGGCGGTGGACAAGGAGGCTGTAATTATGGAACTGCTAGTTATTTAGGCGGTGCTGGAACTGCGGCGGGTGGCTCAAGTAATGGTAACGGTGGTGGCGGTGCTGGCGGCTATGCAGGTGTTGGCGGTGCTGGCGGTGGCGGCACAAGTGCGGGTTGTTGCGCCCCATCTGGCGGTGGTGGCGGTGGCGGTGGTTCTGGTTTAGGTGGGCCACAGGGCGGTGCTGGTGGCGGTGGCGTTGGTTTGTTAGGGCAAGGCTCTAGCGGGGCAGGTGGCGCACGTAGTGTTGGCGGTGGTGGTGGTTCTGGTGGTGCAACAGGGTCTGCCCCATCAGGCAGTGGTTGCACAGTTGGTGGTATTGGTGGCGCATACGGTGGTGGTGGAGGAACTGGTACTAACACAGGCCCTGATGCTAAAGGTGGGCCTGGCAAAGCAGGTGCAGTCCGTATCATCTGGCCTGGCTCAACACGTTCATTTCCATCAACTTGTACAGGTAATTTGTAATGAACCTTTACATTGAAACAGAAAACGGTTTTACCAAAAACCACCCTGCTTTTGAAAATAATCTTATTCAAGCGTTTGGTGCAGTACCTGCAAATTGGGAAACATTTATTCGTATTGAACGCCCTACGCTTGGCGTATATCAAATTTTAGAATCTGAACAACCATCATACGAAAAAGTTGAAGGCGTATGGACTGATGTCTGGTCTGTGCGTGAAATGACTGCACAAGAAAAAACCGCAAAACAACAAGCAGTTATTACTAGATTCAACGACCGAGAACAATCATCAAACTGGTCTGCTTGGACTTTAGACGAAGCCACTTGCACAATGCAACCGCCTATTCCAAGACCTGACTTTATAGAAGGAAAAATTGTTTTTTGGTGCGGTGCAGATGCAAACTGGAAAGAAACTCCAACATTACCAGAAGGAAATTACAAGTTTGATTTCTTTGCTTGGCAATGGATACTTATAGTTTAGGAATAATATGTCACCAAACATAAAAATTATGTGCATTAGTAATGTGTACACACGGCTAATGCACTTTCAAAATAAAGGTGACATTGAGATTGGTCACTCGCATTATTTTGACCACGGAACGCTTGTAAGTAGCGGCTCAGTGCTTGTGGAAATACTTGATGATGCAACAAAAGAAGTTATATCTCAAAAAACAATTAAAGCACCAAACTTTATCTTTATTGAAAAAGATAAGTGTCATCGCCTTACCGCACTGGTTGACAACACTGTTTGCGCTTGTATCCATGCGTTGCGTACAAACGATGAAGAATTGTTAGACCCTGATTTTCTTGTTGAGCAATTAGATGGTGACTTTAAGGGAATAATTCCTAGAACTATTACGCAAAAAACTGGAAAAACTTGGTTGTCTCCTGCCGCATAAATACAGTATGAAAACAACAACTAAAAAATCAAAACAAAAAGTTTGTAAGGCGGCAGAGTCTGTAGCCGAAATCGTACTGCAAACGCAACTTCAAGTTGCTTATCATTTTCCATGCCCAATTTATATTATTGAACGCCCTGACTTTTTGGAAACGGTTAAAACTGTTTCTGAAGAAGCATTAGCAGAATCACGCAAAACGCAATCTCTCAATGAAATCTATCCTGTCTATATGACGGGCAATTTTTATGCTGACTATCGCATGGAAAAGTTTACACAGTTTGTTGGTGCAACTGCTTGGAATATTCTTAATGAACAAGGCTATGCCATGCAAGATAAGGCTGTGTCATATACAGAAATGTGGACACAAGAACACCACAAACACTCTGCAATGGATGCTCATGTTCATGGGTTTGGCTCACAAATTGTTGGTTTTTACTTTTTGGAAACTCCAGAAGATTGTTCCCGATTAGTATTCCATGACCCAAGAGCCGCCAAGGTACAGATTGATTTGCCAGAACAAGATATGAATATGGCATCACCAGCAAGCAAAATGATTAACTTTACGCCCAAGCCTGGCATGATGATTTTTGCTAATTCTTGGCTTGCACATTCATTTACTCGCCATGTGGCTGAATTACCAATTAAGTTTGTTCATTTCAATTTGAC